TGACTTCATCTACGGTCATGTTCATCCACTTTTGTCTTTCTTGAAAGTTTCTTTCTGCCCATGTTTCTAATCTATCCAGTAGAAATTTATTATGTGTTTCTAATTCTTTATTCTCTGCTTTTAATATCTTGTTATCTTTGCGAAGTTTAGTAACTTCTTCTTCTAGTTTTTTTAATGACATATAGTTCTCCTATTTGTTATTAGCAGACATTCCTGATAAAGGATTGTTTAATGCTTTGTTTATATTTAAATTTAGATTTTCTTCGATTATTTTTATCTCATCAAAAATCTCTCTTGTATCCTCTTTCTGTCTGTCCTCAATATCATTTACGATGGTAGTAATATGGCGGATGTCATTATTCATAGACCTTAAATCTGTTTTCATATCGTTTTTTAAGTCTTTTGCTACGTCAGATACTAGGGTTATTTCATCTAAAATAGAATCTATTTCTGCTTTTAAAACTTCTATTTTTTTATCATAAGAAGATAAATCTGGTGCGGTATATTCTTCTATCTTGGCTTTCATATCTAAGTAATCATCGTAAAACTTATAACCAGTCCAACCACCACCAATGATTGCACCTATCAGGGATAGGATAATAAAGAATTTTCCACCAGAAAATTTCATTCCTTGGTACTCAATACTGGGCATTAATCATATCCTCCATTGTGACATCTTGTGCTAATTGAAATAAAAGTCCATATTGGTCTTCTATTGATTTACTTAAATACTCATCAACATTAGTATCTTGTATGGTTGCTTGAGTATCAAAAAAACTTTTAGTATTTCCTAATATCTGCATAACAATTAAAGTTTTGAGTTGATTAGTTTCATCATATCTTGCTTCATCACCAATCTCTTTGACTATCTTTGTTGCCGCTTTCTCTTTAGCAGAAGGTTCTTTTACAGATTTGGGTTCTTCAGTAGCTTTGCTATCGGGTTCGTTTGTTTCTTCGACTGGTTCATCCGCTACTTCCATCTCCATTTCTATTTCCATTTTCGCTTCTGTCGATGCCATTTCCATTTCAGGTTCTGGTTTAATATCTTCTATTTTAAAATCTATTTCAGCTTCTACTGTTTCATAAGATACTTCTTGTTCAGCAGGTTCAATCGGAGTAAAATCTATTTTACCATCATCATCAATCTTAATATCATTATATTCAACAATCTCTTCAATTAAGTCTATTTGTGTAGGGTCAGTTAAATTTAAATAAACTATTTCTTCTACGGTTGTTATTTGCTGTTCAATAATAGTCGAGATGACATTGTAGAAAACATTAACACTAACATCATCAAACATTGGACCAACAGCAAGATTAATATTTCGACCACCTATCTCTATGGTGACTTTACTTAAAACGCCACCGAAATCAAAAGACCCATTGTATGTTTGGTAACTTGATGCAATTCCAGATTCAGACAGGATGTCAGTACCTGAAAAGACGATAGTTCCTCCACCAGTTCCTGTAACGTGCATATAGATTCTATCTTGAGCATCTTGTTTATCTACTTTAATCGAGTAGGTTACTTGTCCTCCATTATCAATACTTAAATCAGATACATCGACTTCTTGATAGAATGTTGTACCCATACCCTCAACACCCATTATAGATTTATCATTATCACTACCTGTAATCATAGCACATCTATCTGAGCCTAATTCACCGCATACTGTTCCTGATGGCATACTGGCAGGTCCTTCACCACCCCAGTCAAAATTCATATCAGGTTCATCTACAATATTACCTGAATCTTCATTAGTAACAGTGGTTGTAGTTGTCGTCTTAGTCGTTGTTGTGGTAAAGATTATTTCTGTACCTTTATCTTCTTCCGTTTTCTCTACGGTAACTTCTTCTTCTATGGTAACACCCGGAGTACACAGACCTTCTACATCTGGTAAACAGGTATCTGCTTTAGAATAAAACGATGCCAGTAAGAATAATAAACATAGTCTTAAAAAGAGCAGCGTTTTGTGCATCGGTAAACTCCTTAGGTTGTGGTTTGTTAGCTTGAACATAATCTATTTTATATCTACTTCCCTCAGGAACATCCTCAGGATTCTTTTCCCAACCTTCTTGGGCTTCAGCACCAATAGAACCTTGATAAGGACAAGGTGTACCTGCATCTGTCATCGCATCAAAAACTCTAGGGTCTTGGCATAGGACAGATACTGCCGCCACTTTCATACCATAGCCATATAAACTTCTTGATAATTTTAATTGTTGGCATAGTTCGTCATCAATAACGATTCCAGAAGCGATGCCCAATACGTTATTTTGAATACTTCCCCCTACACCGACTTTACAGATATCAGAATTATTATTCATAATTGTAGGTGCATTTGCTGTGGGTGGTGTTGAGTTAGTAACCACTGTACTGGATACTGTATTAGTTTCACCATAAGCTAATCCACTTAATAGTATAAAAACTAATACTAAATATTTCATTTATGATTTTGGATTAGCTGTTTTAATACCCTGTATTCTGGCTTTCCAAGCGTCAATATCATGATAGATTTCATCTAATTGGTCGCCTATATTACCATACGCAGCTCTACGAGTTGCATCTACAGTTGCATTAGATTCAGCAGTTGTTGCTGCTGCATCATAACTAGCTAAGTCGCTATCAGATGGTTTCGTTACACCAGAGATATTCCACTCTTTAATGTATGCACCTTGACCATCATCTTGTAAAAGAACATCAGTAGTAAAGTCCACAGTGTTCACACTGTTTGCCTTTAGATACTCTTTTATTTTTGTACTTAGTTGTGCCATTTTTTACTCCTTTAATTTGGTTTGGTTGGGAATACGACTCCGTTTACTTGTTCAACAGTAGTTAATCCATTGGTTATATCTCTTAATGCTTGTCTATAAGTAGTCATCTCTGCACTCATGGTAACATCTGAGTTTGCAGTCCAATCAGTTTCTGCTAATAAACTATTTCTTTTGGCTCTTAGTCTTAAAATAGCATCATTAAAATCTGCTACATCATTGTATTGTTCTAATTCTTCTAAGGTAGGTTTTGGCTCTGGCAAATTCCATTCTAAAATAAATTGTCCTTGTCCTCTATTTTCAACAATAACTTCATTTCTGCTATCTACTATTCTTCCTAAGTGTGCATTTATTTTTGATAATAAACTTGCCATTATGCCACCCTATATCCCCAAAAAGTTACATATGCTGAAGCATAGTAAATATTTTCTTGGCTTCCGTCTAATCTTACAGCACATTGAAAATCATCACTTGTACCATTTGCATCATGGAATACAGAAACAAATGGATTTAAGTCTTTTGAGCTCCCACTGTGTATCATTGTTCTTATTATTGTTCCTTGATTTTTTCTAATTTTAAATTCTATTGAAGTTCCATCTGCAACAGTTTGGAAATGTAAAGATGCTCCTAAATGATAATAGCCAGAAACATTAGGTGCAAAAGAAAATGCGTCAGTAGATATTCCATTTAAAGTAACTGCACTTCCTGTTGCATTAAAAGTTCCTTGAGGGTCATAAACTTCACTATTAAACTGTATTACTTCTTCACTTCCATTATCAAAAGTATAAGGTCCAGTATTTGTTGCTCTAAAGTATGGCTCTGGACTTACACCTGCACCAGTCACAGTACCAGTAAAGGCATAGTTAGAAGCTAAGTCTAGCTTTGTATTATCCACTGCATCATCAGTAATGGAAGGTGTTATAATTCGAGTTATTGCCATGTTATGCTCCTATAATCCTGTATGCTCCAAAATAGTTATCGTATGTTTCGCCTTTATCTATATCTGATACTCCTGATGGACAATCTATAAAAGCAAAGATTTCAATATAATCACTAGCAGATAAATCCAAGACAACAGTTTGACCTAAATTAAATTTAGTTCCTGTGTTACTTCTTGGGTCTACTTTAAATTGAGAAATCTTTGTTCCATTTTTATATATATAAGTTTCGCAACGATTTAATGTATTAACAGAACCAGAGTCTATGTGTGCCACATAGTATAGACAATACTTTCCACCTTTTCCTGTTGGAACAGTAAATCTATAATTAGTTGTGTTATCATAAGCACCATCTGTATCATAATCTTCTGAGTCAAATTGTATTTTTGTAGCTGTAGTATTTGGTAAAGATTGGTCAGCAGAAAGTTTTGCAAGGAAAGCTGGAGTATTCTGCAATCCACTTGCACTTGTTGTTACATTACCACTACCATCAGATGAGAATAGAGCATTTCCGTTTGCGTCTTGATATGTATTTACTTTTATTATGCTACTCATTTTATGCTCCTATTAATTTATAACCTTCAAACCAAGTATATCTACTATTTGCATCAATGTTTTCACTACCAGAACTTTCTTGTGATATGTAGACTTCCACATAATCACTATCAGATAAATCAATTATTGTATTAGATGTAAAAGAATACTCTAAACCACCACTATTCATACCTTGCCTAAAGTTTGCATATTCTGAACCATTTTTATACCATCTTATAATTCCATATTCATTTAGAACATTTGCATACTCTATTAAAAGACTTACACTAAAATAATATTTACCTGATTTACCACTAGGACAAGTAAATCTATAATTTGTCGTATCAAATCCACTTTCGACATTCCAACCAGTATTATTATTACCACTTGTTGTATTAAATTGAACTTTTGTAAATGAACTTTGAGGAATACTTTGAGCAGAAGTTAAATAGACTTTAAAAGCTGGAGTATTCGCAAGACTACTCGGTGTCGTAGTTACATTCGGACCAAAAGCAATAGTCGTGGTATTCGTTCCACCAATCGTCAAGGTACTCGAAGCATTACTGCTTAATGTATCGAGTTGTTCTACTTCTAAAATACTGGTCATAT